CGCCGACGGCACCGCCACCCTCTACGAGGCCGGCGACACGCTGCCGGCCGACCTGGTGGCGCAACCCGCCTTCCCCCGCCGGATTGATGCCGCCGCGTTCCGCGATCGGTTCACGCCCGCCGAACTGGCCGGTGTGACCGCGCTGGCCTATGGCGGTACCGGCGACGTGCCGGCGCAACTGCTGCTGCTGAAAGTAGCCACCAACCGCGACGGCATCGACCTGGATGATGCCGAGACCATCGGCGGGTTGGATTACCTGATCAGCAAGGGCAAGATCACCGCGCCGCGCAAGGTGGAGATTCTGGCGTGAAACAATTTTTGATGGCGCTGGATCAGGCGGCAAACTGCCTGACCCACATCGACGGCGACGACAACGCCGGCTGGGGCATGGCTGATGAACTGTTGTCCGCCCGCGCCTGGCGCTGTTACCTGCAAGGGCTGATCAGCGACCGCTTGTATCGCGCCATCGATGCGCTGTTTTTCTGGCAAGCGAACCACTGTTACCAAGCCTGGCTGGGCGAATTCGCACGGGCGCAGATGCCGGGGGCATATCAATCATGCTGAGCGCCGGCCGCCTCCGCCACCGCGTCACCCTGCAGGCCAAGAGCGCCAGCCGTGACGGCTACGGCGGCGAAACAATCACCTGGGTGGACATTGCCACCGTCTGGGCCGAATGCCTGCCCCTGACCGGCCGCGAGTTCCTCGCCGCACGTGCCGAGGTTGCCGAGACGCTCATCAAAATCCGCATCCGCTGGCGTGTAGACGTCTCCACGACTAACCGCGCAGTCTGGGAAGGCCGCGCCTACGACATCGAGGCCGCACTCGATACCGGCGGCCGGCATGAAGAGCTGGTGCTGATGTGCAAGGCGGTGGCGTGATGCAGCTCAGCACCCAGATCAGCGGACTGAAGGAACTGGAACAGGCCTTGCAGGGCCTGGAAAAGAAACTCGCCACCAAGATCGCCCGCCGCGCCGTGGCCAAGGGCGCCGGCCTGATCCGCAACGAAGCGCGCACCCGGGCCAAGGCCCAAGGGCTGGTCAACTCCGGCGCACTGGCGCGCAACATCGCACTGAAACGCGAGACCAAAACCGCCCGCACGCGTACCGAATACCACGTCGGCGTGCGGCATGGAAAGACCGCCAAAAACGCCAAAAAGATACAGGTCGTGCGCAAAGGCAAACTCCGCACGCTTTACAGCAACGACCCGTTTTACTGGTGGTTTTGGGAGTTCGGCCACCAAAACATGCTTACCCGCAAGCGAGAACAGAAACCCTTCCTGCGCCCGGCCTATGAAGCCAAGCGCGAAGCCGCCGCCCAGATGATCGCCGACACCCTGCGCACTGAACTCCTCAAGGCCCGCTGATGATCGCTGACGAACTCTATACGGCCCTTTCCGGACTGGCCGGCGGGCGGGTGTACCCGCGCCTGGCGCCGCAAGCTGCCGCCGCACCCTACATCGTCTATTGGCACGTCGCCATCGGCCAGGATGCCGCCTATCCGATTGGCGTCGGCTACAACCGCTACCGCATCCAGGTCGAAGCCTATGCCGCCAGCTATGCCGCCATCGTCACCCTGCGCGGCCAGATCCACGCCGCCGTGCAAGCCATGCCGGAACTGATCGAAACCGGCATCGACTTCGAATCCGAATTCGACCCCGACACCGGCCACTTCGGCTGGGTGTTCGACTTCACCTTTAGACAACGCCAGGCCTGAACTGGCGCGGATTGAAACAAACAAACCGCCTGCGCGGCTGAGCGCAAACCTTTGAAAGGAAACCCCCATGCCCCTGATCATGCGTAAGGCCGTTTTGCTGGCCAAAAAAGAAGTGACCTACGGCGTTGACCCGACGCCGGTCGGCGCCAACGCCATCCTGGTCCGCAACATGACGCTGACCCCGCTCGAATCCGACTTCGTCTCGCGCGACCTGATCCGCCCCTTTTTCGGCAGCTCGGAACAGATGTTGGTCGGCAGCCGCGTCAAACTGGAATGTGAAGTCGAGATCGCCGGCAGCGGTGTCGCCGGCACGCCGCCGAAATGGGCGCCGCTGATCGAGGCCTGCGCCTTCACCGAAACCGACACCGTCAGCGACGACACCTACAAGCCGAACAGCACCGCCGCCGCCAGCGTCACGCTGTACTACAACCTGGATGGCGTGCTGCACGAAATCAACGGCGCGCGCGGCGATGTGTCTTTTGAGCTCACCGCCAAACAGATCCCGGTGATGAAGTTCAGCTTCACCGGCCTGTATGTCGGCGTCATCGATGCCGCCGCCGCCACGCCGGATTACAGCGGCTTCATGCAGCCCAAACCGGTCGATACCACCTGGACGCCGACCGGCACGCTGCACGGCGTCACCCCGATCATCTCCGGCCTCAGCATCGCCATGAACAACCAGGTCGTGCATCGCAAACTGATCGGCGCTGAATCGGTCATCATCGTCGACCGCAAGCCTACCGGCCAGATCACCTTCGAAGCCAGCCTGGTTGCAACCAAGGATTGGTGGACCATAGCCCGCAACGCCACACTGGCCGCAATGCAAGTCATTCACGGCACCACCGCCGGCAACATCGTCCAGATCGATGCCCCCAAGGTGCAGATCGGCTCGCCCACCTACCAGGATCAGGACGGCGTCGCCATGCTGCAATGCGACCTGACCTTCACGCCCAACACCGGCAACGACGAAATCAGCATCGTGGTGAAGTAAGCATGTTCACCCTCGACCTTTCTCCCACTTACACCGTCCCCGTCACCATCCAGGTGCGCGCAGAAGACGGCACCCACACCGCCGGCACGATCCAGGCCGATCTATTGCGCATGGGCCCGAACGAATTTGAGGCCTACCACGCGCAAATCCGTGAGCAAAACCTGAGCGACCAGGATGTGACGCGGCATGTCCTCAAGGGCTGGGCCGATCTGGTTGACCCCAAGGGCGCGCCGATTTCCTACTCGGCCGCCACGCGCGACGCGCTGCTGGCACAAGTCACCGGAGCCGCCACCGCCATCGCCCGCGCCTGGCATGAATCCGTGATGGAAGACGTAAGAAAAAACTTGTATCCGCCGGTCGCCGATGGGCGGGCGGCGGAGACGGTGGCGCCGACGCTTATCGGGTAGACGACGACGCGATCGCCGCGCTGCGCAACATGGGCGCGCCGCCGGAGGTCATCGCCCAGGCCCGCCGCGCCGCCGACCAGCGCAGCGACTTCAGCGTTTTGCCCTGCAACCTGGACGCCGTCAACGTGTTCTGGGCCATGTCCACGCAATGGCGGATTGCCGCGGGCATGGCCGGCGCCGTGCTGGTCGGGCTGGATTACACCGCCATCCCCACCACCCTGCGCATGCTGCGGATACCCCGCCCGCGCTGGCCCGCCGTCTTTGATGCTCTGCGCGTGATGGAACTTGCCGCGCTGAAAACCCAACGAGATAAGGAAAACCGATGAGCGCATTGGGTAAATTGGTGGTCAGCCTGGCACTCGACCACACCAACTTTTCCACCGGCCTGAGCAAAAGCGAAACAGACGCAAAGCGATCCGCCGACAACATCGGCAAACAGTTCACCGTTTTGCGCGCCAGCTTCGCCAGCCTGACCGGCCTGCTGGTCGGCGGCAGTTTCACCGCCTGGGTGAAATCCAGCATCGACGCCGCCGACACCATGCGCGACCTGGCCATTGCCACCGGCACCAACGTGCAGGCGCTGGCCAGCTACGAGCTGGCCGCCCAACAAAGCGGCACCACCATCGACGCCGTCGCCGCCGGCATGGGCCGGCTGAGCCTGTTCATGGCGAAAAATTCCGAAGAGGCCGCCAAGCTCGGCATCACCGCGCAAGATCCCGCGCAAGCCATGATCCAACTGGCCGCCGCGCTGGAAAAAGCCGCCACCCCAGCCGACCGCAATGCCCTTGCCAATCAGGTGCTCGGCAAGAGCTACGCCGAACTGATGCCGCTGCTGGCCCAAGGCGGTGCCGAACTGCGCGCGCAAACCGCCGCCGCCGAACCCTACGCCAAGAAGATGGCGGAGATGGCGGACAAGGCGGACGCCTTCAACGACAACATGGCCACGCTCGGCACCAGCGTCAAAGGCCTTGGCCTATCCCTTGCCGGCCCAATTGTGTCCGGCCTCAATCACGTTATTTCGGAGTTCGAGGAAGGTGACAAGAAAGCGGGCAAACTGACCGGCACCGTTTACGGCCTGGCCGGCGCGTTCGAAGCCCTTGCCAACGGCCTGGGCCTGCTCAACACGCTGGATAGCACCTACGAGCGCGGCCAGAAACAACTGGTCGACCTGCTTGGCGAGCGGGCGGTATTGGAGCGCCAGCTCAAGCAAGCCACCAGCGGCGGCACCGGCAAACTCATGGACATGATTCTGGGCACCCCGGCCGAACTGCGCACCCAGATCGCCGACGTCGACAAGCTCATTGCGATGACGCGCAAAAGCCTGGAGTACATCGATAAGCAACCTCAGATGTCGGCATCTGATACAAGAGCCGGCAAAGAGAAACGCGAAGCTGAAGCCAAAGCCGCCGAAGAGAAACGCAAGGCCGATGCCAAAGCCGCCGCCGACAAAGCCCGCGCCGACCGCCTGGCTAGTCAAAAAGATGCGGCAAGAATGGCAGCCGAGACCATGAAATACGAATTCGACGCCGCCATGGAAGTCGAAAACTATCGCATCGAGCAGGAAACCAAACGCAAGCTCGCGCAGCGCGAAGCCGCCCGCCAGATCGCCGGTACCGGCTTTGCCGGCGACAGCGAAACCATGGACATGATCCGTCAGCAGGCCGAGCAGATCAGCCAGTTCTACAGCCAGATTGCCAGCGGCGAAGATGTGACCGCCGCGTTCGAATCCAGCCAGGCGCGCCTGAACAGCATCCGCCAACGCCTCGACGCGGAAGTCGGCATTGGCGCCAAGTCGCAGACCGCCGCGCAGATTGAGCTGCGCCAGGAGACCGGCAAACTGGGCGACGAACTCGCCAGCCATCTGATTCCGCGCCTGAACGAATTGATCGCCACCGCGCCGGACGATGCCGCGCGCGAGAAATGGCGCGCCCTGTACGCCGAAATTGGCGGCATGCAAGCCGCCGGCCAGCAGATCGGCCCCTGGGCCGGGCTGAAAGCCGGCCTTAACGACTACGCCCAGACCACCACCGACACTTTCGCCACGGTCAAGGATGCCGTGGGCGGCGCCTTCAAGGGCATGGAAGACGCGCTCTCCAGCTTCGTCAAAACCGGCAAGCTCGACTTCAAGAGCCTCGCCGGCAGCATCATCGACGACCTGTTGCGCATTCAACTGCGCGCCAGCATCACCGGCCCGCTCGCCTCGATGTTCGGCAATTACGTCGGCGGCCTGGGCCAGCCCGCCAATATCGCCGCGTTCAGCAGCGCCAACTTTGCCGACATCAGCGCCTTCTCGACCGCCTTCGCAAAAGGTGGCACGCCGGATGGCGTCTCTGCCTGGCGCAATCAGGTTGTTGATCGCCCCACTTTTTTCAAGTTTGCCAGCGGCGGCGTCTTCGGCGAGGCCGGCCCCGAGGCCATCATGCCGCTGGCGCGCGGCCCGGACGGCAACCTCGGCGTGCGTGCGAGCGGGAGTGGCGGCAATGTCCAGGTCATCATCAACAACAACGCCACCGGCGCGCAGGCCACCCAATCCACGCGCAGCGACGGCAAGGGTGGAAGCATCATTGATGTTTTCATTGAGCAGGTGAAGGGCGCCATTGCCGGCGACATCGCGCGCGGCAACGGGGCGATTCCGGCTGCACTAGGTCGCACCTACGGCCTCAATCCGACACCAGGGATGTACTGACATGACCACTTGGCCCGCATCACTGCCGCGCCCAGTCTTCGGCGGCTACGCACTCGACCCGCTTGAGCCGGCGATCCGTACCGACATGGAGGCCGGAAGCCCGCGCAACCGGAGGCGCAGCAAGGCGCGCAATGACCGCATCAACGTGAGTTGGAAGCTGACAGATCGCGAAATGATGATCTTCCGGGCCTGGTTCGATTACGACGGTGGGGCGGCCGGAGGAACGGCCTGGTTCGACATCCTCCTGGCTTACGGCGATCTTGGGCTGAAGACGAGAGAGTGCCGATTTTCAGGCATCTACAAGGCGACACCGCAAGCCGGCTTGATTTGGACAGTCACCGCCAGCCTGGAAGTGCGCGGCGGCGAACTGACCGCCGATCAGATGCTCGGTGCGGTGCTTGGGCTGGTGTCGGCCGATGGCATATACCCGACTTTGACGCTGGATTTCGCCGCCGATCTGGCGCTCGATAGCCGCATTGCTTTTACCCGGGCAAGCGTGGCGACCTACTTCGATGCGGCCGGCGTCATGCGGACAGCAGCGTTGAGTGTGCCGCGCTTCGACCACGACCCGCTGACCGGTGAGAGTCTTGGCCTCCTGCTGGAAGAATCTCGCACGAATTACATCGCCAACACCGACACCACTGCGTCATCGGCAGTGGTCAGCATCGGCACGGCAATTGGGCCGGATGGGGTAACTGCTTACAAGGTGGTGCCGAATCTAGGTGCGGTGGCCCTCCCGTCGCGCGGCAGTGCGGCAACTCAACAGATGGCTCTGGCGACCACAGAAGGTCAGACCACCGACATTTCGTTCTCAGGGTATTTTGCCGGTACAGGACCATTGGCGTATCGGGCGAATATCGTCGTGATGGCTGATATCTCAGGAGCCAGCCAACTTTATGCGCTGTTGCAGTTCGACCCGGTAGCCGGCACCTTCCACACGAAGACGCTCAACACCGGTTGGAGTGAGTTGACCGCACCCGTCGCAACGCTGATGCCGTGTGGTATGTGGCGCGTGACGTGGTCTGTGCGCTACACGCAGCAGGCAACGCTGCGCACGGCGATCAAAACTCAGTTCCAGATTCACGACCAGACCGGGGCCAGCAGCTACACCGCCGATGGTAGTTCTGGCGTGCAATATGCCTGCATGCAGTTGGAGCGGGGTGCGTACCCAACCAGCTATTTCCCGACGACGACAGCGCCGGCAGCCAGGTCGGCGGATTCAGCCAGCATGACTGGAGCCAATTTCAGCAGTTGGTACAACCAACTGAATGGCACGTTCCTTTTCAACGGTCGCAGCGGAAATGGTGCTGTCTTGTACGGCGTCGGCACCCCGGCAATCGCCTTCGCGGCGGCGGAGACGATTTACTCGACAGTCGGTTCTTCGGGAAACATATCAACAGCAGTGCTGGATGGAGGGGTATCGCAGAACAATATGGCATCCGTACCTGTGGCGGGCTTGATCAAGCACGCATTCGCATATGAGCAACACAATCTGGGTGCCGCCGTTGGCGGAGTAATGATCGGCACGGATACCGTGGCAACAGTACCAACCCCAAATCAGTTGATCATAGGTGGGGCATTCGGATTATGGTCAGGCGGATCGGCTGGCAGCAATGCCATCAACAAACCTATCGCCCGACTGGTGTACTGGCCTGCACGCCTGCCGAACGCCGAATTGCGGAGCTTCAGCCTTGCCTGATACCAGCCTCTCCGAAGCACTGCGCGAGGCATACGCCAGCGCACCAGCAGATCAGGTGGTTTTTCACACCTTGGAGCTACGCCACCCGGCATTCACATCGCCGATTCGGGTTGTCCGCGACTGGGCGGACCTGACCTGCACGCTGGAAGCCGACGCACCAGCAAACCCAGGCGAAGAAGTGACGTTCATTCGGTTCGCGTTCGACTTTACGAAGCCGGAGGTATCTGCATCTGGCGTGCCGCAACTCACTATCGAAATCGACAACGTGGACCGCTCAATCGTCGCCAATATCGAGGCGGCGCTGAGTACCACGGACATGGTGCAGGCGACTTATCGGGAATATCTGAGCAGCGATCTGAGCGCGCCACAGAACGACCCGCCCATCCACATGACGATTATCTCGGTCACTGCCAACGTGTTCCGCGTCAAAGCGGTAGCCGGCTTCCCGGACCTGATGAATAGGCGCTTCCCGACCACGGAATTTGATTCCGAGACCTTCCCGGGGTTGGTGTCGTGAGCGAGTTCGCAAAGTACATCGGCTTGCCTTGGGAAGCCGGCGCGCAAGGACCGGATGCCTACGATTGCATGGCGTTTTTCCGGTTGGTGCAGCGGGATCGCTTCGGTATTGAAGTGCCGGCGATCATCGCGCCGGACTACGACGACACCGCCGCGCTGGTCGAACTATTCGGCAGCCACGAAGAGCGCCGCCGGTGGCATCGCGTGGGGCATCCGAGACATGGCGACGCCGTGATGATTCATCGCCCTATGCACGTTGGCACCTGGTTGGATATAGACGGCGGAGGGGCGCTGCATTGCGTGCGCGGAGCCGGCGTGGTGTTCACTTCAGACGCATCCTGGCGCATGTCCGGTTTCGGCCGGCGCGAGTTCTACGCATTCGGGTTCAAACCATGACCGCCTCAGTTATCTACCTCCACCACGCCCTGACACCGCACAAGCGACGCATCGAGCATGTTTCGCCGCGCAGCATTCGCAGCCTGGCACCGGACTGGAAGCGACCGCATATCGCCATGCTGGATGGCAAGGCGGTGATGCGCGCAGACTGGGGCCGCACATTGCATCATGGCGAGACATTGGCGTTCATCGACGTGCAGGCCATCCCGCAACAAGGTGGTGATGGTGGAAGTAATCCATTGCAGGCGATCTTGATGCTGGCCGTCTTGGCCTTCGCGCCGATGGCCGGAACGTGGATCGCAGGCCAAATGGGCGCAACGCTGGCGACGGGCAGTTTTGCACTGTCGATGGTTGAGACCATATCTGTGATGGCCGGCATGATGCTAGTCAACGCACTGATTCCGCCTCCCAAGTTGACCACGCCACAACAGGCGGCGGCATTGGCCGCGCCCTCGCCGACGTACAACCTGCAAGCCCAGGGAAACACGGCCAGGCTTGAGGCGGCTATCCCGGAACACTTCGGCCGGTTACCGGCGTTTCCAGACTATGCGGCCCAGCCCTACCAGGAATATGCCGGAAACGAGCAATATCTCTACCAACTGCTTTGCCTCGGGCGCGGCGAGTACGACATCGAGGCAATCAGGATCGAGGACACGCCGGTCGAGGTGTTTGACGATATCGCTTATGAAGTCGTGCCGCCTTACCAGGCGGTGACGCTTTTCCCGGCGAACGTAATATCAGCGCCGGAGGTAAGCGGGCAGGATTTACGTTGCGTCGCCGCCACCTACGAGCGAACAGGAACCACCGTCACGGTGACATGGCCCGGTCATGGGCTTACCACCAGCAACGTGGTGAGTATGGATTTCACATCAGGCGGTGCGCTTGATGACGTTTACGCGGTGCAATCACCAGCAACAGACACGTTCAACTTGACGACAGCGGCAAGCGGAACCATAGCAGCCGGAAACACCTGTTCAGTTGGCGTAACGCTTGGTCCATTCAACGCCAGCGCACCGGAGACGGCCTGCAACTACATCGGCTTCGACTTGGTGATGCCGCGCGGTCTCTACTACGCGACCGACACTGGCGCACTGGCGCAGGTATCGGTGACGGTGGCAATTCAGGCCGCGCCGATCGACGATGCCGGGGCATCCATAGGCGCATGGGTAACAATCGGCACCGAGACAATATCGGCAGCAACGACAACCCCGCAGCGGCACTCGTTCCGGTACAACGTCACGCAAGGTCGGTATCGAATCCGTGCCTGGCGGGTTGATGTTGAGCAGACTGATTCGAGGTATGGGCATGATGTCGCATGGGCCGGGCTTCGGGCCTATCTACCGGACACGCGGACCTTTGGCGATGTGACGCTGATAGCGATGAGGATGCGTGCCAGCAACAATCTGAGCATGCAGGCGAGCCGCAAAATCAACGTCATCGCGACGCGCAAATTGCCGGTGTGGAACGGATCAACATGGAGCGCAAACACGGCGACAGCCTCGATTGCATGGCCTATCGCCTACGCATGCAAACAGATCGGGCTGACAGACGCTCAGATCGACTTGCCGACGCTGCTGGCGCTTGACGCGACCTGGGCAGCGCGCGGCGACGAGTTCAACGGCCGATTCGACAACTTCATGTCGTTTTGGGAAACGGTCAGCAAGATCGCTGCGGCAGGCCGGGCGAAGCCTTTCATGCAGGCCGGCGTAGTCCGGTTTATGCGCGACCAGGCCAGCACGATCCCGGTGCAGCTTTATTCGATGAGAAACATCCAGCGCGGGTCGTTTTCGGTTGACTACCTGATGCCAACGGCAGATACCGCCGACGCAATCGACGTGGGCTATTTCGATGCGAACGCATGGGCGCCCAGGCGCGTCCGGGCGATGCTGCCAGACAGCACGGCCGCACGTCCGGCCAAAATAGAGTTGTTCGGCGTCACGTCGCGTGACCAGGCTTATCGCGAGGGTGTTTATCAGGCTGCATCGAACAGGTATCGCCGCAAGTTGATCAAGTTCAGCACCGAAATGGAGGGATTCATCCCGTCCTTCGGGGATCTGATAGCGGTACAGCACGACATGCCGGCGTGGGGGCAGGGCGGAGAAGTCACGGCTTGGAATGCGGCCACCAGGACGGCAACCTTGAGCGAGATACCAGACTGGGGCGTCGGAACGCATTACATCGCATTGCGCCGTCGCGACGGGTCAGTCGATGGACCTTACGCCATCATCCAGGGCGGCGGCGAGCGGGATGTCATCCTTGCCAGTCTGCCGGACTTCCCGGTTTATGTTGGCGGAAACGAAGAGCGCACGCATTACGCCCTCGGCGCGGCCGAAGCCTATCGCCAGCCTGCGCGCGTGCTTTCAATTCGCCCGAGAGGCCTGCATTCGGTAGAAATCGAGTGCATCAACGAGGACGCCAGCGTTCACACCGCCGAAATCGGACTGACCGCGCCGGCCATCCAATACAGCCTGTTGGCCGGCTACACAAACGCGCCTGTAATCGAGGGTCTTACCGTGCGGTCATCGCCATCCGACCCGCTGAAAATGCTGCTCAGTTGGAGGGCTTCGGCCTGGGCAGAGTATTACCTGATCGAACAGTCGAGCGACGGAACGAACTGGACGCGGACAGGTGAGACGGGAACCAGCAACTATGCCGCTACGGCGCTCTATGGAAGTGCAACCCTGATTCGCGTCGCGGCGGTTGGTATCGCCAAGGGTCCGTGGGTGCAAGTCGCCTATGGCGACGCAGCAGACTACGCATGGAACGCCGACGACACTACCTTGGCGTGGAACGCCGACGACGCAACGCTCGCATGGAGATATTGATATGCCAACACTACCCGCAGCAACGGACCTCACCGGCGCGACCATCACCGAAGCCCAACTCAAGACCGCGCTTGTTGCCGTTCGAGACTACATCGCCACCTTGCTTGGCACTGCCGGCACCCAAGCTGCGGCGCTGACCGCGATTGGAGCACTGCTTAACGGATTCACGGCGAAAACGGGCGCATACACCATAGTGTCGACAGACAGGGGAAAGCTGGTCACTTGCAGTGGTACATGGACATTGGCATTGAACGCGGCAGGTACTCTCGGAGCAGGTTTCGCCTGCGCCGTGACCAACATTGGCACCGGCACCATCACTATCGACCCGAGCGCAGCGCAAACAATCGACGGTGCGCTGACGCTTAACCTGGCACCTGGCGAGTCGTGCATCTTGTTCTGTACCGGATCAGTCTGGCACACGGTGGGCCGCACCAAATCTCCGGCCGGCCTGGCATTTGCAGATGAGTACAACAACAGCACGCCGGGCGCATGGAGCGTGACAGCGCCGGCAGGGGCAACGTCGGCAGCGGTGACGGTGATTGGTGCGAGTGGGGGAGATGGTTACGGAGGCGGCGATCTTTGTAACAAAGGAGGATCTGGTGGATATTCCTTCGAAGTGTTTACCGTGACACCAGGTATGGTATTAAGTGGGGTTGTAGGGTCGGGAGGTCAACATGACACGGCTGGATGGTGGGTGAATGCGCCTTCAGGAGGTGCAAGTACATGCACACAAACCGGCCAGACCTGCAACGGGGGTCAAGGAGGTTTGAATTCATATTACGGGATATATGGTGGATCGGGCGGCAGCGCCTCAGGGGGTACGATAAACACAGCGGGTGCGACAGGAGCCGTGCAGCAACCCAACGGATACACCTACGGCCAAATTGGTTACGCCGCTCCCGGCAGCATCCACATCCAATGGAGAACCTGAGCATGAAAAAAGCACTGATCGACCCCGATGGTCGCATCGCACAAGTCGAGTTTGAAGAATTGTTTCCAGTCGAGCCGCCGATGACGTGGGTCGATTGTCCGGACGACTGTCAGGCGTACTCGTGGAAGCTACAAGATGGTGTGTTCTTGCCACCGGACCAAGCCGTAATGCTCGATATGGTGAAGGCGGTGAAGCTCGCTCAGATCGAACGTGACAGGGATGCGGCTTGCGAGGCCAACATCGCTGCGCACGGACGTATCTGGCAGGCTGATGCTCGATCACAGGCCTTGCTAGGCCAGGCCATCACACT